GCTAGCCCTATGAATCTATCTACACACTCAGGAAAGTACAACCAAGAACGTTGGAACATCTGTAACAACATGACCGGCAGAAGGTAGATATTCCGTATCGTAGCCAAGAGCAATCCTGGCCCGAACGCGGAAATCTCCCCCCTTGTCCCTGAATACCAGCGTTTTGCAAATTCGAGGAGACCAGTCTCTGACACAATTGATTTGTGCTTTGATATGGAAACTCCAAGACCTCGCATAATAGCAAGATAGTGATCCGCAACGCCTTTATCAGCAATGACGATGTCATCGCCTAGAAGTGCGTAGAACGGAAACCATCCAACCCACCCTGCACGAAGCGCCGCTAACTGCACCACGAAGTGATGCGTCAGAGCCAACATCGCCCAAGATGAGTAGGCACCCATAGGTTGGCCCACCGCATAGCGGATAGGTTTACCTTGGAACCACCAATCACGTTGAAGCAAACGTCCCCAGAGCCGAGACAATCTACCTCCTATAAAGAGGGAGAGAATATCGACCTGGAGCGTAAGTGGAAGACGATCCGTAGCGTTAGACAGATCAAAACTGAAACAGGGAAATCCGAGTCGCAACCGTGGTATGACCCAGTCTTCAACCGGCTTCCATTGATCGAAGGTCCCGTCTTGCCCAATTAATTTGAGCATTTCGAAGATCCCGAGATGTAGAGGTCGGAGGATAACTTGAGTCCACCAATCGGTTATTGCGACAATTCGGATCTTCCCCGCTGCCTCCGAGAGAGCCGTTAGGCTCCCAAGGCGGCCAGTAATGAGAACACCTAACAACGGAAGGAATGGTGCGCTCAGAACCTGAATTGCTGCAAACCATAGAACGAGTGCGAAATGGCCTCTACGTAAACTGAACTCAATCCATGCAAACCAAATTAATGGGTTGTATAAGAAAGAGATGCAGTCGACGAAAGAGAACCACGTCGCCTTCGGTCCATTCGGTCCGGCACTTTCAGATATGAGCCAAGATAACCGTCCAAACTTTAAAGTCCCAAATAGGCCACGAACCTTCTCTAACTCCCAATACGGGAGAGAAGAACCAATACCAGAAAATGGTAGCGTTATGCTATCCAAATT